GAAGGATTTAATCCACCAACAGACGGTAAAGCGTATGCATCATCAGGTACAGTTGTTTTACCAGATGGTACTGTTGTTGACGATGGAGGTTTAGGACTTACAAGCACTGTAATCAGTGGCAGTGGTAGACTAGATTTAAGCAATCCAGTTGTAGCAAGTTACAGAAATTTTGACATTATTGTTAGTGATGCTACTGCAAAATTAGCTCAAAACAAAAGACTACGTGTTGGTGAAATCAGTTGGCAAAATGTTTTTGAAGCGGAAGCACCAGCTAAATTCCAACCTAATATAAGTCAAATTAAATTGTATAGATCAGAATTACTTACACCAATAGTAGGTACAATTTACTATGGCAATCCAAATGACAAATTCTTAATTAATATTACATACGATCCTGACACACTGCCAAGTGATACACTGATTGCAGGTGTTACTACTAGAGGCAGTGTTGATGGTATTATTGATCCTATCAAGAAAAGTCCAAAAACTGATAAAACAACTAGAGGTGCAGGATTAAGATATTTGTTCTTAGGACCAATAGGTGGTAAGGTTGAAAGAAAGTTTACAATAACAGAAAGGTCTAGTAGAATAGATACTGATGTTGATGCTGACAGAATATACAGTCACAAAGTTTATGTTGACGGATTAGAAGTTAGTACAACTAATCGTACAATTGACGAAAAGTATGTAATTGATTTTGTAACACTACCAGATTTCAATAGTTCTGTAAGATACGAATTGTATTTGAACGAAGACGGTGCTGATGATTGGAAAAATGCAGATAGCAGTGACTTTGTTGCAGATTCAAATGATATAGTTGAATGGGATGGTACAAAATGGAACATACTATTTGATGCATCGGAAGAAACTGCTCTAACATACATAACAAATGTTAACACAGGACAACAAGTTTACTGGAACGGTTACTATTGGCAAGCAAGTGTTGACGGATACTATCCAAGAGGCACTTGGGAACTATCAATCTAACATATATATTTTATGAACGCAATTATTTGTAGTGGTGCATTATTTTATGCACTAGATACCAAAAGATTTCTATTACTACACAGAGCAAATGGTAGGAAAAATAAACTATGGGGTTTAGTTGGAGGCACCAATGAAGGTGTGGAAACTCCTTGGGAAGGTTTACAAAGAGAAATAAAAGAAGAAATTGGTAGTGTTGAAATTAAGAAAACAATTCCATTAGAAACATTTATCAGCAACGATGACAAGTTTCATTTCCATACATATCTTTGTGTAACTGAAAAAGAATTTTTACCTAAACTTAATACGGAACATGACGGTTACTGTTGGGTAAGTTTTGGTATGTGGCCAAAGCCTTTGCACTATGGGTTACATAACACATTAAAAAGCAAAACCAATACACAAAAATTAGAAACTGTTATTCAACTTGTTGATATGATTGCTTAAACTGTTCTTCAAGCCATTCAAAATCATTTATCTTTTTCAATGCCTCAGGATCGTTTGCAGAACTTTCGCCGTATTTTTTACCAAGAATAGCACCTGCAATCGCAGCATCTCCAAACGGTTTGTCTGATCCTTTTGTACACCATGCATCTAATCTAAATTGTGTTTCATCATCTTTCTGTCTGTCAATACTACGACTTGCTAGTTTTACACACTCACGGAAGCCACTACGCCATGCACTAAATGCATCTGTATTAAATGCAGTTGTATTACTCATTTCCGGTATAGCTTTGAAGTTTTTACTGATACTTGTTGTCATGTCAGCAGTAGTAATATCCATGTCCATTGTTAGTTGTCTTGGTAATAATTTTACACCGCCATAGCCATATACAAGACTATTGATAGGATTATAACTGCGCCAAACGTAAACTGTGCTACGCCCGTCTATGTCATATCTTGCTATTTGATAATCAAAATTAAATGTATCGATTATTTGGGCATCACCGTCTACTACATAAAACATTTCTGTCTCAGCAGTTTTTGCTGCCATGATATGCGCCTGGTGAATGCCTTCAACACCATGAACTCTGTGTATAACTCTATCAGGAAATTGTTGTTTTAATTTTTCAAAATTTTCATTTGCATTTGGTTCGTTATAACTAATAAACACAATATCATATGGTTTAGGTACACTTGCTACTTGTTCATATTCTTTTTTAATTGCTAAAAATCTATAATCAATTTCACGTTGTGTTAAAGGCTTGTGTACATTGGTTAGCATTACACCATCATAAAAATCTTTGTTTTTCCAAACATGATTAATTTTTCTTTCGTACTGATTATGATAGCTTATATAAAAATTCCAATCAAAATCTTTGTCAATTTCAATGTCTTCATTTATCATAAAAAACATTTCATTATCAGTATCAGCTAATGCTTTTTCATAATCTTCAAACGTGTTTACAGTAAACACAGGATATGGTTTTGGATTGCTTACTACAATATCCCATTCTTTTTTCTTAATGTAAAATCTGTGTTCAACTTCCTTTTCACTTACTAATAAGTGTCTGCTAAACAGTACAACACCGTCTGTGTGTTTGCCATTTTTGAAAATATGATTTATTTCTCTATCGTATCTATTGTGATGACTAAAGTAAAAATCAAATTCCCAATCGTCGGCAATTTCTACATCACTTGGCACACCCCAAAACATTTCGCTTGTTGAATTATACAATGCTTCTGTATAATCTTCGTAATTGTTTATTGTAAAAATATCATATTTTTTTGGAGTGCTTGCAATTTTATCATGTTCTTTTTTATCAATATAGAATCTATGTAGTAATTCTTTTTTGCTTACTTCTGCACTTGTACTGTATAGAACAATACCATCATAGTGTTCTCCGTTCTTAAAAACATGAGTAATGTCTCTATCTAAAACATTTGTTTCATTGAAATAATCGTCCCATTCAAACTGCTCGTTTGGAATAACATCACTTGGAATACCCCAAAACATGTTTGTTGTACTGTGCTGTAATGCTTCTAGATAATCTTCGTATGTATCAATAGTAAAACGTTCAAACTGCTTGCTTCTACTAACAACTTTGTCGTGTTCGATTCTGTTTGCTAAAAATCTATATTCAATTTCTCTTTCGCTTACTGGTGCATTTTTACTGAATAAAACAACACCATCGTACTTGTTTTTGTTTTTCCAAACATGATTGCTATTACGACTTGTATCTTGATGGCTTAGATAAAAATCAAAAACGCTTTCGTCTAATATTTCAATGTCACTAGGAACACCCCAGAATAAATCTGTTGTAGATTTTTCCATTGCTTCTAAATATTGTTCGTATGTGTTAATTTCAAATCTGTCGTATTTTCTTGGCGTACTTGCCATAATACGTATTTCTTTTTTGTTTGCAAAAAATCTATGTTTTAGTTCTCTATCAGTAACACGATAATGTTTTGGCACTAGAGCAACACCATCTAGTTGATCAATATCACCGTTACCAAATACATGGACATAATCGTAACTCCATTCGTCTGGTGTATAACTAAACTTAAATGTATCTCTAATCATTATATCATCGTACACTAACCAGAACATATCTGTGTTGCTGCGTTCTTGAGCTTGTTCAAATGATTCTACAACCTGTAGGTTAGGTATACGTTTAATAAGTTCTGCATGACTTGTTCTGTCATCGCCTATGTAAAAAACTTCAAACTTTTCTTTACCATAGTACGGATCATACTCACCACAAATATAACTGTGTTTTTTTGTTTCATAACTGCCTGGTTTTGTAGGAACTAGTTGTACTTTACTCCAGCTCATAACTTCTCTGCTTTTCTTGTATACATATGGAAAAGCATGAATATAGTAGTCATCATATTGTGGTCTAAAGTACCAAGGAAAACTATCGTAAATTTTTATATCAGGATCTACAAGCCAAACATAGTCAACAGATCCAGCCCAATCTTCTATTTCAATTTCATCATTTACAACAGGATATTGATCAAAGATATGCTTTTTTAGATAGTCTTGTCCATTGTGTACAGGATGATTAAATCTTTCAAACTTATCTATTGCTCTCATAATACGTGTGCCTTTGTTCCAATGTGTGCTAACACTATGTCAGCATCTAACCAAACATCTATGCCGTGATGCATTGCTTGATTACAAAAATATATATCTTCGCCACCAAATGTATCAGTGCCTTTGTTGTATTCATGAGAAAACCAAGGTTTAGGTAACTCACTGTACACACCGGCTTTGGTCAGCATACAGCCCATGCCTACACCCCATATTTTGTGTAGTCCTGTTTTCTTATCAAATCTTTTATCAGTATCGTTAGGATCTGTAAAAGCAACACTACGATAAGGAGCATATCGTGTGCTATAGTTTGCTGCAACAATATCTTTATCGTGTGCAACTAGTCTTTCAAAAACATTATGAGGAAAATGAATATCGCTGTCTAACCAAAGTATATGACTCGGATTAGTTTTAAGTGCTTCATTTACAAGTGCTGTACGCTGATCAACAATAACACTACCTACAATAATATGCAAGTCATAGTTAATAGACTTACTGGTAAGTCTACTGGTTAAAAACGCTAATTGTTTTGCAAAGGCAGTGTGTACAGTATCTCTAGCAGGAATACAAATGCTAAGTTTCATTACAACATTGTGCTTGGTACAGTTTCCTGGTTAAGATCTTTTTCTGCTGCAATAGTAAGTTGATTCCAATTACGTGCTGATTGTGTAGCAACTTTTACACATTCTTGAAAATCATCTTCTGACAAACTAGCCATTTTAATCATGTTCTCTGGCTGTACTTTACCGATGGTTAGTAGGTCAGCACCTGCTGCTTTACCAAATGTCATAATCCAATGGATTCTGTCATCATCTTCTGGAATATCCATTGCATCAATTTCTTTATTGATTTTAATTTCTAATTGCGCATCGCCAATTTCTAGTGTTTGGAGAATTGCTCTCTTGCGAGATTTTGTATATGCTTGTGCTAAGTCAACATTTAAGACTTCATAGAGTGATTTCATGTATAATGCTCCTTTATACTATAATATAGTATATTATTGTTTGATTGTCAAGTCTTATGGTAGAATTGGGAAGTAATATCCTCCGAATGTACTACTCATAGTAATGCTACCGGTGCTAATACCAAGATAGGCTCCAAGATCAGCTCGCAAGGTGATCGGTGTTGTACTACCGCCAAAATAATTTCTTATTTGGCTCATTGTAATCGGGTCGCCTGTTGGTGGTAATGCCATTACTTATTCCTGTTTTCGTTCATTGTAGCACATTATTTAACAAGTGTCAATTGGCAGTAGCCATTTACTGACTACTGCCTTGTTTTATTATTTATCTGCTAGTTTTTTCACCATTTCTTTTAGTTCATCAATTTGTTTTTGCTGTTCCTTAAACGCTTCGATAAACGCACCTGCCATTGCTCCGTAATTAACAGTTTTCATACCGTTGTCTTCTACATGAACAACTTCTGGGAAGTATTGTTCAACTTCTTGAGCAATAACACCCATGTGTTTACGTAGTTTATCTTCTTGATCAGTACGAGTAAATGTTACACCACGTATGCTTAGGATCTTGGTTAACGGATCTGCAATAACTTCAATGTTGTCTTTGATTCTAGCATCCGAATATGCTGTAACTTCGCCTGTGACAGTTAGGTTACTGCTACTATCCAATGTCATTGCTACTGTACCGCCTGAACCTGGAGCGTTTTCAGTATCGCTGTGTGAACCTCCTCTATGGAAACTAAATCTACTATTACTACGTAAGTATGTTGTACTGCTTTGTACACCAATACCGTAACTTGTACTCCACAAGTTAATCATCTGACGTGTTGAACTACCGAATGATAAATTAGCATCCATTTGATCATTTACGTCACTGCGTAAGAACTGTGTACTGTCAATGCCATCAAGTGTGTCAGCATCATCAGCACCAATACCTGTTAGTCCGCTACCGTCACCTGAGAAACTGTTAGCAGTAATGTTACCAGTAATGTTTATACTTCCTGCACCACTTAATGTTCCTGTAAAGCTGTCGTTAGCATCGCTACGTAGGAATGAGCCACTGTCAAGACCATCTAGGTTGTCAGCACTTAGTCCACTACCAGCACCGTCGTTGCCTGAATGCCATACAGTGAATGTGCTTGTACCATCGTAGAACTGAAGTCCGCTTGTACCACCATCGATGTTAAGTCTAGTGTTTCCGCCTTCGTTTGCAATATGGATTACATCGCCAGAGTCGACATACTGCATATATGCTCTACGTGTAGCACCTTGATACCAGCTGATGTATGGATTACCTGTTGAGCTTGTATCAGCAAAACGCATTTGTTCACCGCTACGGCTTGTTGTAATCAAGCCTGTGGCAGTATCATCTGCATCACTGCGTAGGAAACTTGTACTATCTAAGCTGTCTAGTGTCTCTGCATTAACACTTGAAAGTCCACTACCATTACCAGTAAATGTACTTGTACCAATGTTAATATTACCAAAGCCGCTAGTAATACTACCTGCATCAAGAGCACCAGTACCAGTTAAATTACTGTATGTTCCGTCGATACGTGCGTTAGGAACTGTACCACTTGCTAGGTTACCTGCTGCAAGTTGTTGTATACCAGCACCATTTGCTGTATTCAAACTACCTGCATAGATAGCACCTGCTACACCCATACCGCCTGCAAGTCTAACAGCACCAGTAGCAGTATCAACTGCTGCACTTGTATCAGTGAATGTTTTGACTCCTGCCATCGATTGGTTGCCACCAAGTCTAGCACCTGCAACAGTACCAGTTGTTATGTTGTCAGCATTTAGTGATCCTAGTCCACTACCATTACCAGTAAACACACTTGTACCAATATCAATGTTACCAAAACTTGAAGTAATGCTACCAGCAGCCAATGCTCCTACTGTTGTAAGGCTACTTGTTACAACTGCACTTCCTAGTGTTGTTGCATTAAGTACACTGGTGTTGTTGATTCTGTATTCTTTAGTGCTTATTAGGTTTACATGTTCACTAAAGTCCCAACTATCGTTTGTATTACTCCATGTAATTGTGTGGTTAGTACTACCTAACAATGTAATACCACCGCCATTAGCAGTTGTATCAGTAGGTGTTGCTACTTTACCGATTTCAATGTTTTTGTCTTCAACTTGTAGCGTTGTAGTATCTAGTGTAGTTGTTGTACCATTAACTGTTAAGTCTCCAGTAATTACAAGATTACCTGCAATATCTGTATTACCAGTTGCCCAATCCATTACAACTTTGTTTAGACCATCACCAAACTTGATATCACCGTCTGCATCAATCTGCATACGTTGTGTTGCTGCTGTGTAGAAATCAAGTTGATCGTTATCTGATCCTACACTTGCTTCAGCAACAATGTATGAGTCTTGGTCGCCGTCAATAACACCGCCAAGCTCTGCCCAACGTGTACCGTCATAGCCTTCAAATCTCAGTAATTGGCTATTGAAACGTGCATCACCTTGTACTGGTGAACCTGGTCTTGCTGCTGTGTTACCAACTGGTAACTTGATTGCACCATCATCTGAGAAATTGGTGTATCCAGTGATTTCAGTTATACCACCTGCATTTACACGGATTCTAACTTGCGAATCGTTTTGTACTTGCCCTGTAGATCCTACATCGCCAGTTCTAATTATAACATCACCGCCTGTGGCTGCACCTGTACCTAAACCTGCTTCAATTGTTAAATCACCGCCTGCAACGTCAGTTCCTAATCCATCAGTGCCTTTGACTTTACCATTAGCTGGTGAAGTACTTGTTTCAGCATTACCAACAACAACAGTTTCGTTACGTAATACTAGGTTGTTGTTAATAGTTAGAGAACCTGCTGGTATATCCAATGGATCAGCAGTTACAAGATCATCGACTCTAATTGTAAATGATGTAGCATTTGGCGTAGCACCACTTACTGGCCATGTACCGTCTAAGTTAGCCACTGTGCTGCTTGCAATGTTTACAGTATCACCTGGACTAATACCTAATGTATATGGTGTGTATGTAAACGATAGAGTTACACCAGATAATATAGTTCCAGTTGTTGCTGCACTCAAATAAATTGCATCATCGGTAACACCGCTTACTGTTGTGTTACTTGGAATACTTGCACTGCCACCTACAATCATACCTGCTAGAATGCCTGTTGTGTCAGACATGATAACTTCTTTGATTGCGTTATCAGTGACTTCAGCTGTGCTTTGAGTTACTTGTTCTAAGTTTACTGCAACATCTCTAGCAGCAGTCGCTTCGTAACTTGCAACATAAGTAAACAAGTTTCTTGCACCACTTGGGCTACCAACAGTTATGTTTGTAGCTTCGCCGCCTATTTTCAAACTTGTAACATTTTCATCATAAATTCTACCAGCACCAACACTTGATGAAGTAAGAGCAGCAGAGCCAACATCCAAACCTTCTGCAAGATCAAGTGCTGTACCCCATTCCGGTGTTGTACCATTTGACTTTAAGAAGTTGTTTGCTCTACCAATGTTTAATGTATTCAATGTACTTGCAGACTGAGCATATAGAATGTCGCCAATTGCATATGTACCAATACCAGTACCACCTCTAGTTACCGGAACCAAGCTGGTTAAGTTAGCAGGGTTCAAGAAGTATGCACTGTCCAAACTATCAAGTGTACCAGCATCGATTACTCCGTCTTTGATGAATACTTGTCCACTACCACCAGCATCTACGTCAAATTGTGTTTGTAAGAATCTACTTACACCCAGTGTAGAGAATGTTCCTAATGGATCATAATCAGCATTAGCAATACCAATGTTAACTGGATCACCATAGAACTCGCCGCTTAAACTTGAACCTGTAAGTGTGATAGGGTTGTCAGTAGTTGTTGCAACTTTCAAACTTTGTACAACAGTTTTATAACTACTATCACCAAACAATGCTGTATCACTGTTAGGTACACCTGCTGCACCAAGTCTACTTGGACTAATTGTACCAGAAATAATATTTTCTGCGTCAATGTTTGTAACAGCAAGTGTGTTCCAGTTTGCAATCAATCTACTTGAAGTATTAATAACACTTTCAATTTGAACGTTGTTAGTAATAACTTCTGCACTACCAGTACCTGTTGTAGTAATGTCTTGAGCGTTTGTCACCAAGTCATTGATACTGCTCAATGCATCTGAGCGTAGTGCGTGTATAGTAAATGAGTTAGTTGTTACAGATCCTACAAAGAATCTACTACCACTGTCAACTGGTCCGCCTGCACCGCCTGTGCTAAACAATTCGTTTGCAGTTGAACCATCATCTAATGATTCGATACGTATTGCATCACCTGTTGTTAAACCATGTCCTTCAACTACAATACTATTATCAGTTGTGTTTACTGTGTAACGAGTAATGTTGTGATTGTTGTTGGCAGGAGTACTTGTAAATTCTACTTTGTTGAGTAGTGCAAATCCTTCATACAATTCAATTGTATCTGCATCAATGCGTTTTACATAGTACACTTGTTGGTTTAGCAAGCCTCCAATTGGAACGTTTGCTAAAGTATCATATGTTACAGGATCACCATTACTTAAACCGTGATTAGTAATTGTAATTCTATATGTACTGTAATCAACAGCACCACCACCGCCTACAGCACCTGCTAAGAAATTGTGAGTAATAATATCATCAAGGTTAATATCTTTTGAAGTAGCAACCGCAGTGTTGTCTTCAACATAGTCTAACGATGAAGCACTTGCAACAAATAGTTCACCGCCGATGATGTTAACGTAAATGCGTTTTTCAATACCTGTAACTTCTATTTCAAAGCCACTACCAGTTCCGCCTACATCACTTGCATTAACTTCTAACAAGTCACCTTGTGCATATCCTGTGCCACCTCTGTTAATATCAACATCAGTGATTTGTCCTGCTGTAACTGTGATATTTGCTTTTGCTCCTGTACCTGAACCTGTTTTTGCTTGTAAAGGAACTGATTCATATACTTTGTTTCCTAACACAGGTGTATATCCAGAACCACCAACAATGTTTGCGTTGTCTAAGTTGGTAGCAATACCACTCTTGAATTCAGTTACAGCACCTTGAGCACCACCGTCAGCACTTGTAACAATAGTTCTTACTGTTCCTGTTGCTGCTGCACTTGCTTTTGTTGGATCAGCACTGTCTACGTTTGAATAGGTAAATGTTGTACTAGTTGGAACACTTAGAACAAGACCATTTTCGTTATATGTTTCATCTGTGGTGTTCAAAATTTGAATAGTGTTACCTACTTGTAAATTGTGTGCTGCACTAGTTGTTACAGTAGCAACATCACTATTACGTTCTGCAAATGTAAGACTACATGTTTCATCTGTTGTAAATGTATAAGATTGTGTTGGATCCATTACCAAGTATTGGCTTGAATTTGAACTACGTAGGAACCAGTTGTCAACAATCTCTGTGCTTGGTCCTTTTGATGTTGGGCTTACGCCTGAGTCAACACCGTTAACAAACAAGTTAGGTGCTGTACCACTTACATCCCATGGATCACCTGTTGAGTCATCTTCGTCGTTCCATGCGCCATCAATAGTAACAACAAGAACGTTACCGCTTAGATTGTAATTACCTTTTGCATAACCAGTTGCACCGTCAATACCAGGCTGTGTAATTATATCACCATCTGCTGCTGTAAACAAGTTAGCACTTAATGTAAGTTCTACCTGCTCATAGTTTTCCGTAGCAATGTCACCAGCTTTCAAGTCAATAGCAGGAATGTCATCAACTTGTTCTAATCTTGATTGATAACCATCTGTGTTTGTGTTTGTAAACTGACGTGTAGCAGGAATCAAATCAGGGTTTAGCTGACCATTAACGTTCAACTGAACAATAGCACCCGGAACAGCCGCAGTTGACACAGTCTTGTCAACAAAGCCACCTAGCCTGTTTGAAATAAAACTTCTTACTGCCAACTGTGTTGACAATCTGCCATCACTTGGTCCACCAATCTCGTCGTCGCCCAAGTTAACACTGGTTGAGATTTCTTCAATAGCAACATCTGACAAGCTCAGTCTCAAAGCATCAAGTTCGTCCACCTGCACTTTGTTTCTAAATGTAATGTTACCAGTTCTGTTGAACGCTGTAATGAAGTCACCAACTTTGAAGTCACCAAGTTCGTTTGTACCTGATGAGTACACACGCCCTGGTAGTTCTTCAAACTGTTCGTACTCTGCTCTTGTGTTACCGCCGTTCTGTGGTAGTGCGTTATAGTCTGTACCTGAACCTGCATATTCCCAAGTGTGTGCAGATGAGTTAACAACAGATGGTCTGTGGAACCAACATTGCTTTTCTGGAAGTCCGGTTAAGTTAGTTAAACTTGAACTACCATCTGTAGCAGTAATGCTGAATGTTGCTGTGCCTAGTCCTAGTCTTGCACTGGTTTCATTAACACCAATAACAGTGTTAGGTGTGCCACTAGTATGGTCTTCATCAATAGTACTTGTTTCATCAAACTGAATCCTTAGTAGTGCTTGTCCTACTGCAACTTCTTCAATACTTACAACAAGTCTGCGCTCTCTTGGTTCCCAACTGTAAACAATAGCACTGTTGTTTTGTGCGCCTGTAGTACCTGTTAAAGCTCTACCAGGAACAAATTCATAACTTTCAGAACCTGATTCAAGTATCAGTGTTTGATATGTTTGGTGTGAACTTAGAATTTCTTCTACATAGAATTCAATAACATCTGAGAAGAACTTGTGTGTTCCAGAGCTTGCTTCAATGATATTAACATCAAAATCCAAACTATCGTCAAACGCTAGTGTAAATTCATCCTCACTTAGAAGTTTTACATAATATTGTTGTTCGTCATCTAGTCCTCTGATAACGCTGTTACCGTTTGGATCATAGATAACTTTTTGTCCATTTACAAAACCATGCCCAACAATTGTAAAGATATTTGTTTCATCATTTACATCAGCTGCACCATCAAACGTTGTTTCAGTAGGTGTTGTTTTATAATCGTTTGTAATATCACCTTCTGAACTAACTTCAGTTGGATCAGGCAAGTCTTGTGGATCATTGATAATTGTGTTAACAATATCAAATCTACTACCGACAAAGTTTTGAACTGCTGCTGATACACTGGTAATGTATGTTAGTGCTTCTGTTTTTGCTTGCTCAATAGCAGCAATAGTTTGTAGTTCTTGTCCACTGATACTAATACGTGAACTGTCTTGCAAGTTTTGTGTATAGTATGCTAGACCAGCACTACGTGAATATCTGTTACCAGTATCCCAACAGTCTTTTGCTGCTGCTTCAACAATAAGTTGTGTATCTCTGTTACACTTTGTTTCATCGTATGTAAATCCATACCAAATGTTTGCTTGTATTTGGGTATTGATATATTCTGTTACATTCTGTGCAATGTTAATACCACCAATAGCATCAAGCAGTCCATATGCTTCAGATTCGCTTCCTGTGACCCATGAAACATCTGGCTCAATAGTAGTAACTGGTGTAGCACCTGTGCTTGTTAGATAATCAACAATTTCTTGTATTCTATCTTCACCTGCTGTAGCTGCTGCTGCACTACCTGCGGCAGCACTGGTATCTTGTGTTTCAGCGTTACCTGCACTAACTGTTACAGTATCTTCTCTAATTACTTCGCCTATTACTGTTTTTAGTCTTTCATATGCAGCAATAGTTTCTTCTTGCTGTCCTGTGCCATATTGTGCAACACCGTCTATGAAATAGGCATTTGCTGCAACTTTGGTTTGTAAATTACCACCATAGGTTAAATCATATAACAATGCATCAATAATCAATCCAGTATCTCTTGAACATGATGCTTCATTATAAACAAATCCTGTTGAGAATGGAGCAGTACCTGCTGCAATTTGTGTATCAATCCATGCATTAACTTCGGCTTGAATAAATGCTTTGTTGTTTGTAAGTTGTGTGACAGCATTTGCATATCCGCTGTCGCTTGCGTTGTCAGTACCACCTGTTGGTGTTGGTCTTGAATATGCTGCTGCAACACTATCACCCGGGACAGTGTTTACATCACCATTAGTAATAATGTCAATTATTTCATCCCATAGGGCATTTGATCTTGAAATTGCTGTAGCGTCATTTAACAAGTTGCCAGTGAAAGTTTTTGCTTGGTTAAATGCAGCGATGTGTTGATCTTTCTGTGCAGCAAATGTGTCTGAATCAAAACTTGCGCTGAAGTATCTAAGTGCTGCACTTACTGATCTATGATTACTGTTGAACAGGATATCAAATCTTACTGCATCAACTAGAAGCTGAACGTCACGTCTACATTTATCTTCGTTGTAAGTAAATCCAGCCCATATACTTGGTGACGCACCAGCTATCTGTGCATTGATCCATGTTACAACATCATCTGCAATCAAATCTCTGTTTAGTATCAACAAGTCGTGTGCAGTTTTATAGTCTGGTTCTCTGAAGCGTAAAACAAATTCTTCAACAGGTGCATCACGATTGATACCCACAATACTAACAGTTTGTTTACCTTCACTAGCACCAGTACCTGTAACAAATGCTCTGTCAAAAGAGAACGCTTTTGGAGAGTAACCAGATGAACGTAGAGCATACAAACCAAAGTTTGTAGCAGAGTTGGTAATTGAACAATATCCGCCTGACTGACAGTAAACACCGTTGAGCAGGAAGATTTCAAAGCAAGACACGATCTGTGCATAAGCATCGTTGGTTAATCGCCACGCTGTACCACCAAATGACAGAATAGTAAAGGCGTTAGCAACCATTGACTTACCTTGTTCAGGTATAGCACCAATAACTGGATTCTCAGCCTCAATACCGTATGTTGGAACGTTTGGAGATTCAACTTTACTACCATCAATTTTTGCACCGTTCATACCTAAGAATGAAATTATCGAACAGTTCTGAATATACGGTGAAGTAACAATAGTCGGTCTTGTGTCAGGCAAGTTTGTGTATTGATCTCTGTCTGTAATGTCAGTTGCAAACGGATCATCAAACGCCACAGCATAGTCAGCAGTGATAGTTGGAACATAGTTATCATCAACACCATCACGGAATGTAAATTCACCAAAGTAACATGCGTTACGAACACGTAGCATATCCAAGTTAGCGTTTGCAGGACGAATAATACAACCACGCAAACCGT